AGGTCATACGACGAAGCGGCCGAATTCCTTCAAGTCGAAAGGACAACTGTCTATCGACAAAGAGAAATCGCCCTGAACAGGCTTTTCGCCAGGGCTGAACGGTCAAAAGCCTTCCGCGAATAAAAACTTATGCAACTATGTGCAACTGTTTGCAACTGTTTGCAACTACTTGCAACTATACGCAACTGTCAATGGGAAAAATATATGGTATAACATCATCGTGGACTTGCGCGTCCACCCTCCTATTGATATAGGGTACAGGAAGACGTTCCTTCGGGAGCGTCTTTTTTGTACCCGAATTCAGAGGAAATACCGAAAATCAGAAAGGAAGGTGTGAATCATGGCAAAGCTGACGCCGAAACAAGCCCGTTTCTGTGAAGAATATCTGGTCGACCTGAACGCGACACAGGCCGCGATCCGCGCCGGATATTCTGTGGAATCGGCCGGAAGTATCGGAAGTGAAAACTTGACAAAACCTGAAATTCGCGCGCGCATAGAAGCCGCAATGGCCGAAAGGTCCAAAAGAACCGGAATCAACGCCGACCGCGTTCTTCGGGAACTGGGACGAATCGCCTTTGTGAACCCGAAGGACGTCCTTGACTTACAGACTGCGGAAGTAAAGCCGGACACCAGCGACGACGATCTGGCGGCTATCGCCGGAATGAAGGTCAAATATGTCCCACATAAGGACTTCGACGAAAACGGTGATCCTGTCATTGAACAGGCAATCGAACGCGAAGTCAAACTGTGCGACAAGCTGAAAGCGCTTGAACTTTGCGGCCGTCACCTGGGAATGTTCAAAGACAATCCCGAAGCAAATGTCCCTGTTACGGTGGTGATCAATTATGACTACGGCGGCGAAGATTGAATTCAAAGCGTCGGCACAGTTTAACCCTGTCTTCCGCCCTGTCAATGAATGGCGCGGCAGATATAGGATTCTGAAAGGTTCAGCCGGTTCCGGAAAGTCTGTGAATATCGCCCAGGACTATATCGCGAAACTGTCCGATCCGGCCTATACCGGCGCGAACCTTCTTGTCGTGCGTAAGATTGAAGAAACGAACCGCGACAGTACCTTTGCCGAATTACAGGCGGCAATATACAGAATGTTCGGTCCCTATGCTGACCGCTTCTGGAAAGTGAATCTGAATCCGCTTGCGCTGGAATGTAAGATCACCGGAAACAGAATCATTTTTCGCGGTGTCAAGGATCAGCGACAGCGTGAAAAGGTGAAGTCGATCACCTTCAAGAACGGGAAACTGGTCTGGATATGGTGCGAAGAAGCGACAGAACTTCTTTCCGAAGACGTCGACATTCTGGACGACCGTCTTCGTGGTAATCTGAACGAACTGAATCCGAATCTGTACTATCAGATAACAATGACGTTCAACCCAGTCAGCGCGACGCACTGGATCAAAGGCCGATACTTCGACAAGGCTGATCCGGACGTCCTGGCCCATCATTCGACATATAAGACGAACCGGTTCATAGACCCAGCCTATTTTCGCCGTATGGAGCGACGCCGCGAAGAAGACCCCGAAGGATATCGCGTCTATGGTCTGGGCGAATGGGGCGAACTGGGCGGCCTTATCCTGACGAACTTCGAAGTCCACGACTTCAAGACTGGAAAGGAGGGCTTCGACGCCTTCTATTATGGCCAGGACTTCGGCTATAACCACGCGGACGCCATTCTGGGCGTCGGCTGGAAAGACGGCGAAGTGTATATCTGTTCTGAAATCTATGTCTTTGAAAAGGACACCGAAGAAATTATCAGTCTGGCCAAACAGAACAAAGTCGACCAACGGATCGAAATGTTCTGCGATTCCGCTGAACCGGACAGGATCAAGACCTGGTCAAAAGCCGGCTTCCGCGCCTACCCTGTGAAGAAAGAGCCTGGAAGCGTGAAAGCACAAATCGACTGGCTGAAAGGCCGGAAAATCCACATTCACCCGTCATGCGTGAATGTACTGAAAGAAGTCCAACAATGGAAATGGAAAAAGGACCCGACGTCCGGTCTTTACATAGACGAACCGGTCGAATTTATGGACGACGCTATGGCCGCCCTTCGTTATTCGGTCGAACGTCTTCGTCGTGGTTCTTCTATCGAAGTATTGAAGTGAGGTGTAAAAATGGCCGAATTATCTGTTATGGACCGGATCAATATGATTCTGTCCGACCCCGAAAAAGCTACAATGACGCTGGCCCAGATCGTCAGCGAAGAAATACGCGAATTCAAGGCGTCCCCTGAATACGCGATCATGCTTGAAGCTGAATCCTATTACAGGAACCGAAGCGACGTCCAGCGAAAGACGGTTGACGTTGCGAACCGTTCAAACACGAAGATCGAACACCCGATCTTGAAGAAACTTGTCGACCAGAAAGCGAACTACCTTCTGTCGAAGCCCTGGACGGTCGACACCAAAAACAGCGCATACGGCGAAGCACTGACGAAAGTCTTCGACCAGACCTTCCGCCGGAAGATTAAATCCCTGGGGAAAGGCGCGATCAAGTCCGGCATTGCCTGGATTCAACCCTATTTCAGGGACGGAAAACTGGCGTTCATGCGTATTCCTTCGACTGAACTTGTCCCTTTGTGGCGCGACGCTGAACGAACGGAACTGGACGCCTTTATCCGATTTTATGACCAGGTCATTTATATCGGAACCAGGAAACACATCATCACACACGCCGAATTCTGGTGGCCTGGTGGTGTAAAATGGTTCAAGACGGACGCCTTCGCCGGAACGGGCGCCGGAAACTTCTATGTCGACAAGGAACACGGCGACGAAGCGTCTGACTATACGGAACCACACTTCGTCGTTGACAATAAGCCGTACAACTGGGAAGAATGTCCGATCGCCTGGCTGAAATACAACGAAGAAGAACTTCCACTTTGCTATTACATTAAGGACCTGATCGACGACATCAACTGGCAGACGTCCGTCACTTCCGACGTTCTGCGCGACGTGGCGAAGTTTATCTATATTCTTCGTAACTATGGCGGACAAGACCTGGCCGAATTCCTGAAAGACCTAAAAGAACACATGGCGATCAAGGTCACGTCTGACGGTGGCGTGGATAAATTACAGGCCGACCTAAATATCGACGCTGTCATGGCCTTCCTGGACAAACAGCGCCGCGATCTGTTCGACTTTGCGGCCGCTGTCGATACAAAGGACCCTGACCTGGGGAACGCCAGCGGAACGGCGATCAATTTCCGATATATGGACCTTGACGCCGACTGTGATTCCCTGGGAACGGAACTGAAAGACACCTTCCGGCGTCTGAAACTGTTCATTGATGTTTACTTCCAGATCACCGGCCAGGGCGACTTCACAAACGAAGAATTCGATATTGTCTTCAATATGGACCTTCCGGTCAACGAAACAGACATCATCAACAACGCCGTGAACAGCAATGGTCTTCTGTCGAAGCGAACGATCCTTCAAAATCACCCGTGGGTCACAGACGTCGACGAAGAACTGGCCAGAATCGACGAAGAAAAGAAAGCCGCTATGGAAGAATACGGTGACGGCCTTTTCAATCACGCTATGGGCGCCGACGACAGCCAGGAAGGCGGCGACAGCGCCGGCCTGAATGGTGGTGACGGTAATGACGAATAATGAAGCATACTGGACAGAAAGAGCCTTGAAGCGCGCCGAAGAAGCCTACCTTCACGACGCGGCATTGACGGCGAAGCTGTTCCAGGAATACGAATCCGCCGCGAAGGCTATCAAGCGCGAAATCAGCGCCTTCTATTCGAAGTACGCTGGCAAGTATGGCCTTACATACGATCAGGCCGTCCGTCTTCTGAACCGGAAGGAATTCCAGGAATGGAAAGCAAGTCTGGCGGAATATGTGGACTATGTCGCTACGATCCAGGACCCGAAGGTCAAGGCGCTTCTGACGGCACAACTGGACGCCCTGTCGGCGAACAGTTCTATTTCCCGACTGGAAGCCCTTCAAGGTCAAATCGACCTGATCCTGAATGACCTGTTTGACAAAGGTGTCGCACAAATGAAGAACCAGTTCGGCGACGACTTCGTCGAAGGTTATTACAAGAAATGTTATGACCTTCAATCCAGGGCCGGATTCTTCAACGAGATCGCAAAGATCGACTATGCGGCCATTGAAAACGTCGTTTCTTATCCCTGGTCCGGCGCCATGTTTTCCGATCGCCTATGGCAGAACAAACAGGCGCTTCTTTTCAACACCAGGGAAGTTCTGACCCAGGGACTTATCCAGGGAAAAAGCGTGAACGTCATGTCTTCCGCCCTGGCGGCCAAAATGGGCCAGTCCTACAAGAACGCCGAACGCCTGGTCAGGACAGAAACCGCGCATATTCACGCGGAATCAGATCGGGCCGCATACAAAGAAGCCGGCGTCGAACAATATGAATTCATGGCGACGCTGGAAGTCCGAACCTGTGACGTCTGCGGAAGCCTGGATGGGAAACACTTCAAAGTCAGCGAAGCGAAAGTCGGTGTCAATTATCCGCCGATACACCCGAATTGTCGGTGTACTACGGTAGAATATGACCCAGACGACGCCCTGGACTGGTATAATTCCGGTCAACCTATGCCGAAAGCCAAAACTTACGAAGAATGGTACGACGAACAGGTGGCCAGGAACGGTCAGGGATCGGTTGAGGTTGAGCGACAAAAGGTGTATAATAGAAAAGCAGACCTGGAACAGTTCGAAGCCTATTCCGAACGCCTGGGCGCTGACGCACCTTCTGACGTCGACACCTTCCAGCGCTTGAAATATAGCAAGCCCGACGAATGGTCCGACCTGAAAGGTCTTTATTCTTACAAAGGGCGCGTTCCGGAAGCGACGAAAGCCGACTTCCAGACGTACAAGAAGATCAAAGCTACCGGCATATATGGAACCGTCAGAGTTCCGGCCGCGAAGATTGATACTTCCGCCCTGACACTTGACGTCGCGCACATAAACGAACGCCGCCACGGCGTCACCCAGGAAGAAGCCGTTTCCTACATCAAGAACGCGGCGTTTTCCCTGAAAAGGCGTCACTGGACAGGCGAAACCTTCCTGAACTACTATTCAGAAGAAGGCGCTTCGTATGTGCGGACCGGCGACAACGTGATCCGGACTTCTTTCAAGAAGGACGAATTCGACAAAAAGACAAAATCCGCTATGGAGGTTTTGAAGAATGGAAAATAAAACTGTTTTCTGTCCTGTCCTTCAAAGACAGGTCAACGGCGACGACTGTTTCGATATTTCAATGGTCGCCGAAAAGACAACCCCCGACAGGTTCCTTCCGAAGGACTTGAAGCCGGAAGACTTCACGGACGGCAAGAAGGAAATCTGTTTGAAATGCAAATATCACCCTGAATAAGCGTCGATCGGATATTCCGACCGGCGTTTTCTTATGCGTTGAATCAGACATCACCCTTTTGGTGGTGTCTTTTTCATATAAAAAACAGCCGCACCCGTCCGGCGACCAGGCGGAACCGCAAAGCGTGTGGAAGTCACGATAAACACAGCGGAAAAGAAAGGAGAGATCACACATGATCATTGAAGGAATCAAAAATCTTCTGGGCGAAGACCTGACGAAACAGGTTGAAACAGCGCTGAAAGGAAAAGGCAAAGACGGAAAGGACGTCGACCTGGTTATCGGAAACGACGGAAGTTTCGTTCCGGCCGAAAAGTACAACGGCGCCAACAGCGGCAAAACCAGCGCGGAAAACGCATTGAAAGCCGCCGCCGAAGCGTTGAAGGCAATCGGAGGAAGTGGCGATCCGGCCAAGATCGCCGAAGACGTGAAGACGGCCCAGACCACTATCACAACCCTTCAAACCAACCATGACGCCGAAATCAAGAAGATCAGCAAGAACGCCGCCCTTCGAATGGCCCTGAACGGGAAAGTTCACGACCCTTCGGACATTATCGGCCTTCTGGACCTTGAGAAAATCGACGTCGACGACGCCGGCAACCTGAAAACAGACCTTGACGGCCTTTTGAAGCCTATCAAGGAATCGAAAGGCTATCTGTTCACTGAACCGGCGAAACCTGGCGCCCCTGAAATCAAAGG